GAAGAATGTGGCTATTATAGAGAACCCTCTATACGCAGTCATGAACTCGGATAACTCGCTTCTTAAGCGGTTACTTACTAAGATAGCACAGTTAGATGCGCTAGACGACGTTCATGCGTCTGGTAAACTGGACCTAATCATCCAGTTACCCTATGGTATTCGAAGTAAGGCCCAGAGAATAATGGCTGAAAAAAGGGTACAGGACATTGAGCTACAATTGGCGTCAGGAAGGCATGGTATAGTTTACGCTGACTCTACTGAGAAGATCACACAATTGAGCAGACCTTCCGAAAACCAAATTTCGGAATCGATAGCCGAACTAACAGGCCAGTTCTATAACCAATTAGGACTCACTGAGACTATTTTTAATGGTACCGCCAATGAGGAAGAATTGCGCATATACTACAGTAGAACCATAGACCCGATAATGGAACATATATTGTCAGAAATGTCTAGGAAATTTCTAACGAAGACCGCAAGAACTCAAGGTCATCAACTGGAATACTTTAGGGATATGTTCAAGTTTGTAACTATCGAGATGATAGCGTCCCTAGGCGACACCGTCAGACGAAACTCTATTCTAACTTCTAATGAAGTTCGTAAGATATTAAGATTTAAATCTTCGGATGACCCTAGAGCAGATGAGTTATTCAATCCAAACATTGCCGATAAGAATCAAATGGCAAACCCTTATGCGGACCCTTATGCAGACCCTTATGCAGACCCTTATGCAGACCCCTTGATGGAGGATCCATTAACTATAGAATAGGAGGAGAACCTGTAATGAACAAAAACCCCAAATACGACTTCGCCGGTTGGGTTACCAAAAACGACATACTATGTTCTGATGGAGTAACTATTAGACACGATGCGTTCAAAGATAACCACGGAGAAAAGGTGCCATTAGTATGGAACCACGACTATAATACACCCACCAACGTTCTAGGGCATGTTCTATTGGAAAATCATAAAACCGGAGTTTACGGTTATGGGCATTTTAATGACACCCAAGAAGCAAAGAATACTAAAGAGCTAATCAACCACGGCGACATAGTATCTATGTCTATCGGAGCCAGGAAGATTAAAAGAGACGGTAAAAATATCACTCACGGTAGGATATATGAGGTTAGTTTGGTACTAGCAGCCGCTAATCCAGGAGCCACAATAGACACCGTTATCAAACACTCAGACGAGGGCGATGTAGAATCCGGTATTATTTATCCTGGAACTATGATTCATTCCTCAGAAGACGTCTTGTCGGACCCGGAAATGTCTGACGAGTCACTAGAACATAAAAACGATGGAGGAGACAAGGACATGGCAGACAAAACAGTAGGAGAAATCCTAGAAGAGCTAACCGAGGAACAACAGGCAGCTGTACAAATTCTACTTGAAGCCCAGGCAGAAGAGTACGAAGACGAAGACGAAGACTACGATGACGATGACGAAGCTGAAGAAGACGACGATAACGACGATAATGAACCAGAAGGAGATGACGAAATGAAACACAATGTATTTAACAAATCGGACAAGAGCGCCAAAGAGGATACTATCAGACATCAAGCATCAGAGGGACTATACAGAGCTATGACCTCTGGAGCGTCATCTTTAAAACAGACGTTAGCGTCTACCATGGACGAAGATATGTTAGAGCACGGAATCAACTCGATCGAGATGTTATTCCCAGAAGCTACATATTCTAACGGGAACCAGCCGATCCTCTATAAAGACCCAAATACGTCATACAAATTTATTTTGGACAACGTGAGTAAATCCCCATTCTCAAGAGTAAAGACATTGATTGCGGACGTAACAGAGTCTGAAGCTAGAGCGAAAGGTTATATTACTGGTACCCTTAAGAAGGAAGAATTCTTCTCTCTAATTAAGCGTTCTACCACTCCAACAACGGTTTATAAAAAACAAAGCATTGACCGTGATGATTTAGTAGATATCACAGACTTCAATGTGGTTGCATTTATGAATCGTGAGATGAGAATGATGCTGGAAGAGGAAATTGCTAGAGCGATCATCGTAGGTGACGGCAGAGACATTTCAGCCGCTGACAAAATCAACGAACAGAATATTCGCCCTATCATTTCGGACCATGAATTCTTTACTATTCATAAACAATACACCTCCGCTGCTGACTTCACAGAAATTCTAGTTAGAGCGATGACCGAGTATCGCGGATCAGGAGTGGCTACCATGTTCATTGACCCTGTACTGTTGGCAGACATTAAATTGTTGAAAGGAACGGATGGTAGATACTTACATGGAGACATTCCTTCGACAGCACAGGTTGCTAATCGTTTCGGTGTAGAAAGAGTGATCCCCACGACGTTCATGGCTGGAAAGGGAGCTCTGGTGGTTAATCTAAAGGACTACTCTCTTGGCGCTACTAACGGTGGTCAGATTACAAACTTCGATGATTTCGACATCGACTTTAATCAACACAAATATCTGATCGAAACTCGTCTGTCTGGAGCACTTACCTTACCTAAGTCCGCTATTCACCTATCAGCTACAGTAACAACAGGAGCTACTGATGAGAATGCAGGATTACAGTACGGAAAAAGAGAAGCCGATAAGGTCGAGCCTGAACCTGAGGGTTAAACATGGGTAAGTACGCAGGCAGAGTAGGATTTGTAACTGAGAACGAGACAGTCCCAGGAGTCTGGTCTGCTACTGAAGAAATCCTGGAGATGCAAGGGGATGTTTTAAAATCCTCTTCATCATACCAGGGTGCTGATAAAATAAACAAAGACATCATACTTCAACACCGTATAAGCTTAATGGGCAACTCATATTTATATCAAAGGTATAGTGAGTTGCGATGGGTGGAATATTTAGGTGTTAAGTGGGAAGTTACCTCTATTGAGTTTTCTTCCCCCAGGGTAACAGTTACACTAGGAGGGGTTTGGAATGCCAAATAAAAGATTACTATTACATCAACAGCTTTTCGTGTTCACAAGCAACCTATATTTTCAACCCCCTTCTAATGTTCTCATGAAATACCCATGTATAGTTTATGGAAAAGCGACCCCAGACAAAAAAAATGCTAACAATCGGACGTATGTATCGTCTGATGAGTACCAGATAACCGTTATAGAAAGAGACCCCGACAGTAACACTGCCGACGATATTGTAGCTTCGCTACCGTATAGCACTATATCAAACAGATTTGTGACAGACAATCTTTATCATACTATAATTAAACTATATATCTAGGAGGAACATAATGAGTAAGTTGAAATGGGACGACATTGGCAAACGAGTATATGAAACAGGAACTAGTAAGGGTGTATTATACACCCAGGATGAAACGGGGGCATACAACCCCGGAGTTGCTTGGAGCGGGTTGGTTGCCGTTAAGCAGTCACCTGACGGTGCAGAGCCTCAAGACATGTATGCGGATAACATGAAATACTTATCCCTGATGTCTGCTGAAAACTTTAAAGGAACTATCGACGCTTTTACATATCCTGAAGAGTTTGGGGCATGTGACGGATCAGCGGAATTGGTTGCCGGTTCAGGGGTGTACGCGGGCCAGCAAGATCGGTCTGCATTCGGAATGGTATATTCCACGGTAGTTGGAAACGACACAGTGGGTAACGCTTATGGTGAGAAAATTCATATTATCTATAACGCCAAGGTAGCCCCATCAGAAAGAGCCTACGAAACTATTAACGAAACACCATCAGCGATTACATTCTCATGGTCATTCACGACTACACCCGTGTCTGTAGATGACATCCCGGCCTTAAACCAACCTACGGCATATATCTCTATCGATTCTACAAAAGCAGATCCTGCAAAGTTTAAAGCTATTCAGGATGTGCTGTATGGAACCGAGCTGGAAGAAGCAACGCTACCGACGTTATCGGAACTGATTACGTTGGTTACTGAATAATAATAATAATTGACGGAGGACTATTATAATGTTTAAAAAGAAAATTTCATATGTTGACTTTAATGGAACCCAACGAACCGAAGACTTCTACTTTCACTTATCCGTACCCGAAGTAACAAGACTGGAGGCGAAGGTAGGCGGGAAGTCTTTAGAGGAGTACACTAAAGAGCTAGTGCATAACCAAGACATGGAGAAAATGATTCAGTTTATCGAAGACTTGGTTATCTCTTCTTATGGCGTGAAATCTGACGATGGTAAGCGGTTCCTTAAGGGTCCAAAAATCAGAGAAGAATTTGAGTATTCGCAGGCATACGCCGAATTGTTTGAGGAGTTACTCCTGAAACCCGATGCTGCTAGAAAGTTCGCAGAGGGTATTGGCGCCCAGACTAAGAACAACAAAAAGCGAAAGACCCAAAACACTAATAACCTAGAAGTGGTAGAAGAGACAGAAGAAAACTAACACTAACACAACGAAAGGGAGCAGTAGGAAAAACTTACTGCTTTCTTTTTAATGAGGTATAGCATGATAACAATACAATTTGACGAACTAGAG